CTATGACTTAGTCGGTTGAACAATTTTATCTTTTCGGATGTAACGTTTGGTCATTTGGGGTGAGGCGTGACCAAGTTGTTTTTGGGCCGATTCAGTATTGGAAGAAAGGAAGGTATCTGTTCCGGCTTTGGCTCGCAGATCTCGAAATTGGACGGCGAGAATGTCATCAGCAAATTCGGGGTAGGCATCAGCCGCTTTTTGTCTGATTTTAGAAAACCAAAATGTAAGTGTATCTCTTTTTAGTTTGTTACCGTGTTTATTTCGAAAGATATAATCATGGGTTGATGATAACCTTTTATCTAAGATCGTTTTCAATTTCCCCACAATAGCAATACGTACTTTAGCCTTTGTTTTTTGTTGGGTGATGTGGAGTGTGTTGTCCATAATTTGTTTACGATGAATATTAACAATATCAATCGGTCGTTGTCCTGTGAGATAGGCAATATCAATTAAATCTTGTAATTGCTCATCTGCAAAGTGATAGATCTTTTCTAGAATATGATCTTCAATGTAAATATCACGAAATTTTATTTTGTAACGCTGTACACCTTCACTGGGGCAAGAGTATTTTGTATAACCCCATTCACGTGCTTTAGCCCAAATGTGGTGAAAAAGGGCGATCTCATTATTTGCTGAACCGGGGCTGCTTTTACGCCATTCGAGATATTGCTTGATATGATAAGGCTCAATTTTATCTAATGGAGCAGGAGGGTTGCCGAAGAATGTGAGCAAATGTTTTAGATAAGAACGATGTAATTTTTGCGTACCCTGTGCTTTAAGTGGGATGACTTCCGTATGATACCGCGTTGCGACAGTCATAAATGTAATTACGTTCTCTCTTATCTGAACCCTGTCACAGTTAAGCCTTGCTGTTTCTAATACGGCTAAATGCTTATCCATTCCTAATGGTTTTTCTTTTTTGTCACTCATCACATAATAGTAATATGTGACAACTTTCCCATTCTTTCTCTGACGTTTTCGGCAAATTAAATTTTGTGGTAAGCCTTGGTTTTCTCTTTTGCGCGGACGGGCCATAATTCATCTCCTAAACTTGTAATACAGCAGGTTTCCAAGGGATTTCTTCGTGGACTTGAGATTCTGCCTGAGTAGTTGATCGTGATTTTGCTTTGTCATAATCTCTGCGAACAATAGGGTAGCCGTGGGCATTTTCTTTGAAGGGAATACCCATCACATTGAGTTGCTTAATAATGAGGGATTTACTTTTTCTTCCCGTCAGGAATTCAATTTCAGGCTTGGAAAGAAAGTCTTCGTAGATATTAATTTCCATACTTCCTCCTATCACTTCAAAATATCCGGCACTTCAACAACTTTTAGCTGTTCAGGTGTTACATCTTTGTATTTAAGCCAATATAACGGCGTTTTCCATTGCTCGAATATTTCTCCGGTTAGCGTATTTCCGTGTGTGATGACAGCGGGAGCACCAAGAAGTGAAAGTTGGACATAGCACATCATCACGGACTTTCTATCCAAATCGTTTGCCGTCACGAAAATGTCGTTATTTGGATTCATTCCACGCTTAATCAATGATTTGATTGTGCCAATAATGAGTGCGCCACTACCGCAAGACGGATCGTTGATACGATAAATCCTTTCTTGACTCTTTATTTCAATATTTGTCTGTGCCATCAGCTCACTGATACACAAGGGTGTAAAGCATTGGCCACGTTGTTTATTTGCAATGTTTAGATTCATATAAATTTGCCCTAGAATGTCTTGCGGCTCTTCTTCCAAATATTCCACCAAATGAAATGCCATATTTTGGAACATTCTCATTTCATCGTCTGAATATCGGGATTGAATAGCGAAATATTGATTATCGCGATCGAAAAACGGCTTAGATATTGCACAAGCAGTTATTTCTACAAAGTCACTAAATGCGATAAGATTGTCGTGCTTTTCACCCAGTTTCTTTATATCGCTAATAATTTGATTGTCTTTTGCATTAAAGGTCTTCATCGTCACTATTCACTTCCTAACATATAAGCAAGAGAAGCCGGATCGACTTGGAATTGATAGAAAAATTTGTGTGAATTTGCCGTTTCACGGACAGAGATTTGCGTTTGCCCTTTGCTAACCGGTAGAGCCTCTTGGGGGATTAATAGAACATCAAATGCCCCTTTCATTCTGGCTTGTTTATCGTAGCAAAGGAAAAGGCAATAAAAATCAGCACGTGCCTTATCATTTTTAGGGAATTTAAAATCATAGTACTGCTGTTTATTGTCCTTTCGTGAAATAGCGGTGAGTTCTTTAACATCAACGGTTTTCTCATTCACGATAAAATCAAAAATCGGATTGTTTTCACGATAATTTTCATTCATATCGACAGAATCAGGAACAAGTTGTTTGAACTTCATTTCCGCTGATGTACCAGAGCTGGTTCGGGTAATATAACGACTATCACGATATTCGTGCCAACGTGGGGAATAGCCAAGTTTTTCAACGGTTTTCGCTACAATCCATACTGTTAAGCCTAAATCCTCACACATATATTGTAGGTTGCCATTAAATCGAAAATAGGCGTCCATAACACGATATTCGGTGGTTTCGTTTTGTTGGATAAACGAATGTTTTTTGAGGCAAAGATAAATCACACCCGCCGTAATTTTGGGTTTAACTTCATATTGATGAAAAGGGAAGGCGTTAATTGAGGCATAACCTTTATAATGTTCTTTGGCCCAATCCAATATAATGCGTTCCCTTGGATCATCTTCGGCAAATCCGCCAAGGTTTAAATCTTGCCTAGACATATTTCCTCCAATAAAAAACCTAGCTTTCGCTAGGCTTGGGTTAAGTAAGTTTGTAGGCGTTCTCCAATCCATCTCATAACCGGAACTGCCATTGAGTTCCCAATCGCTTTATAGCGTGGGCTATCAGGGCAATCATCTATCGGTTTGTTTCGGTATGGGATTTTCGTCCAGTTATCGGGAAAGCCTTGTAATCGTTCACATTCGACCGGGGTAAGTTTTCGTACAGTGACGTTATTTGCTACATCTGACCGATGTGAAATATCAAACAACACATTCTCTTGTCCGTTATTTCTCCCCAAGCAATGTGCGGTCGTTTGGCTGATGATTGGGTCTTGCGTGCCGTGAACAATAAAAGTTTCGCTTCCTCCTGATAAACATCCGTCCCACGCTTTTAGCGTTCCGCCTATATTTGATTGGCGATATGCTCCAAAGCTACTTTCAGCATAGGCGGTAATGTTTTGTGGCGTATCTCCGCCCGTCTCAATATTCCTTGGCATGCCTTTTTGCTCAAGGAGTATTTGGGCGACACTTCGTTTTCCAGCACTTGCCACAACAAACACTCTTTTGCGGCGTTGGGCGAGTCCGAAATGTTGAGCATCAAGGGTTCGCCATGCAACGGTTCTTTTTCCATGCACATAACCAGCGTTTGTCCATCGTTTCCCTGTCGGTTGTAACGGCTCTGTTTCTTGAGCCAGTCCAGCCAAAAAGTGTCCGAATGCGTTGTCCTTGGTGGATAAAACACCCGGCACGTTTTCCCACACGAGTATGCACGGAGCTTTTCCGTCATTAAATCTGACATAATCAATCGCCTCTAAAATATGGATTAAAGTAAGGGTTAAATTACCCCTGTCATCATTCAAACTCTCTCGCTTGCCCGCAATAGAAAATGCTTGGCAGTTATGAACAACCGCATTATTGACGATATAACTGCTATCATCAGCGACCTCAATGTTGTACACGACATCATTGCCAATAGGTGTAAAATCACAGACTGTGCGTAGTAATCTATTTTCATCAATGCGGCTTTTTCGAGAGGTTTTTTGAGGAAACATTCTCACTTGGTAATAATCTTGCTGATTAACAACTCTACCTTGAATTATCTTGGTTGGTTCGACATGGATTTTTGCAACAGAAGTGACATAATCCAAAGTTTGTGCAAGGGCCGCAACACCATAAGCAAGGGACTTTGACACTGTATTTACAGAATATTTATCACCTTGACGAGAACCGTCGGTTACCATATACCCTGCAAAGAGTTGCGCCCGATAATCAGAAGATAAACACCATGCTGGAATAGTTTTCCCTGTTGCCTTTTCACCAAATTGGGAAAGAAGGAAATCTGCTAATTCCGTATTGCAAATAGTCACTTTTATAACCGAATCTTTCTCAGTAATATGGTGTGGTAATCTCCCAAAGCTCTTTGAGAAACTTTGATATTTAGCACGGTTTAATGCAAGCACAACCGCTTTTTTGTTTTTTCCTGTCCAGTAGCGAACCCAACCATCGCCAAGATAATATCCTGCAAGGTTCATTACTTCTTCATCGCTAAGTTTGCTGTGTAACCCTCCATATGGCATTACACTAAATTGCGTAAGTGAAACCCATTGTCTGCTAGGCATATCTTCAGCCTTAACCCACTCTGCAGGAGAAATTTTTACCTTTCGGTGATATTTACCGTTAAGTTTGGTATTAATGCTTTTCCATTTCTGCGAATAGAATGGATGCTCTGGGGTGCTAATTACGCCATCAGGTAAACCAACTGCGGAAAGTTTGCCGACTGGCTTAATATCACGCCCTGTTCGTAGGATGGGTTTTAGTCGTCCTTTATGTGTCACGACCAAATCCCCTACTTTGAGGGTTTCAATAGGTTTATATCCAGTTTCAGTTAAAACCATATGCCCTGCGGTAAAGCAAGGCGTTCCCCCGACTAATACATCGGGAGCAGGGATTTCACGATTGAGGATTTTTTCGGGTAAGGCGGTCATATCGCCTAAATTGGGAATTTCGGGGAAATGATGTGCAAGCACTGCGCAGGGAAAGGGTTCGATTTCAGAAAACCATAGTGGCCTGCCTAAACCTTTCCACGCCACACTTGCCGCTTCAATCCCCGAACAGATTGAGCCGTAGGTGAACATTGTTTCTCCATAAAACAAAACCGCTCACATTTCTGCAAGCGGTTGTAGATATTTAGGTTAAAACTGCGTTATTCTGCTATACCTTATAAAATAATTTATCTGCATGCTTTCTTATATGTTTTGCCCAAATGTTATAATCTTCATCACTACCAAATCGAAGTTTAACTTGGTATTCGTCAGTTTTATTAATATGGATCGATGTTGGTTTAGGTAATTCTTTATATTCAGATTTTGTAGGTTCTGGTTCTTTCCACATTACATAATTAACATTTAAATCCGTTTCATTCCAACACTGAATTGAAGCCTGTTCTTCAACATAATAAACATCAACCTTTGCAAATTTTGATTTACTTAGTAAATAACATTTTTCTTTAGTTTCTACATTTATTAATGGTTCACCAGCTAATGCATGTTCAAGATTAAATGGTTCTTCCCATAATCCAACAATATCCAGCCCGCTATCTTCATTTTCATAGAGAGTAAAATTTGACCGCAAAGGTTGATACTCATCATGTCCATTGACCTCAACTAAACACAGAATGGAGTATGGAGGTTTATGATTTGTACTAACAATTCTTACTCTCTGCCCTTGTCTGTTTATACCATAAGCACCTTTCTTCAATGCTTCAATTTCTTTTTCGCTTAACATAATCTATACCTCTCTCGGTTAAATCTATCGTCTGCATTACCGCTTCTACAACATCAGGATGTAATACAGTTCTCACTTTTTCTTTGTCAAATTTGGACTGTATATAGACCGTTCTGATAAAATTGAGAACAGCTACGTCAAAATCATTGTTTACATCAATCATAAATATGTGCAGGGTTAATTATTTGGCGGTTCGGGAAGCGGTTGCCAGTGGGTTATTTTCGTGCACTCTCCGTTAAATCCATAAAACCGATTACCTTGAATCATATAAGCTAATACATAAGTTTCATCATCATCGGGCTCATCAATACCAAAACACATCACAACATCACTACGTTCAAATCCGTTATGATCAAATACTTTTGGCAATTCTTCCGAACATTTAATCCAATCGTTGTTTTCTTTAGTCATTTTTAAACTCCTGTTCAAATAGTCGAGTAGCATAGATAATGGCTTGTACGCACCAAATGAAATAATTTGTCAAACGTTCAAATTTCCCAGTATAAGTATCATCAAATAAATGACTTAATTCACCATTAGCATTATTGTAAAACCAGCTATCTACTTCAAATTGCTTGCTCCAATCTACATTTTGTAAGGTATTTTCTAACAAATTAAGTTTTTCCAAATTTCTTTCTTCATCAGTTTCCTCTCGATAATCACTAATGATTTCTTTGATGGATTTTTCAGCTAAATCACCATCGAAGTAATAAAGTCCGACACTTGTATCTTGTGCTAATACTTTTTCGGAAACATATCCAAAGCTAAAAACTGCCGGATTATTAAGAAAGAAATTATAAGCATTTTGTACTCGCCCAAATAAAAAATGCCCCATGTCACCTGTAATCGTGCAGGTATTGGCTGCATAGATAATAGTGCAAGAGAGAGAAATGGTATTGGGGTCAGCAAAGCGGAAAATTTTAACGTTCTCACTATTTTCAATAACTGTTAGTTGGTGTTTTTGGATACTTTCTAGGAATTGTGGTCTAAATGTATCTGTCATAAATCCTCCTCTTGCAATATGTTATCAATTGCATTTTGATTAAATCTTTCCAGAACTTTTTCAAATTTATCCGGATTATTATTTTTTAGATACAATAGGAAATTGATTATTTCCGCATCTAACAAATCTCCTAATAAATCGTATTTTTCCAATGCATCATCTTCTACGATTCGTGGGACTTTAAAGTCATCTTGTTTATTCAGGTGTAAATTCGTTAGAAATGCTACACTTTCATTATTTTTAAAGTGAAATTCTGCAACCATTTTACGCATTACAAATCTTCCTCTTTCACAAAAACACCATTAATCATTTTGCCTTTCCGGTCTTTGATTTGGTCGTAGGCGAATTTTAAACATTCAGCACATCCCAAGTATTTATAATCTGCGATAGCTAAAATAGAACCAAAAACCCGTAACAAAGATTTTTCTATATTTATTGAACCTAATTTACTTTCAAGATGTGCAATCGCATAAGCTAGGTCAGAAATATGAATTGAAAAATCTAAAATATAGTTCTCTACCGGAAATTCTCCTTTTATTGAAAAATTGTTTATTGCATCCTCAAAATCAATTTTGCAATTTAATTGTTTATTTAAAATAATAAGCACTACTTCGCAATCACCAATGCTGTCTTTTATCTGCTCAATATTATTTTTAGAAATCCCCCCCCGCAAAGCTCACCAAATTCTTCCATCAGTTTTAGCATTTGCTTTTGTGGAGTAGAGCCTTCAATCAAATTGCGATCTTCTGCCCATTGTTCAATGTTTTTGATTAGTTCGATCATTTCATTTCTCCAAAATAAAACCGCCCATAAGAGCGGTTCGGTTTAATCAACAAGTTCTAAATCTTCCCATTTAGCGATATAGCCACCTTGCCGTGAAGATATTCCCTTTTCGGCATTGCGTTGGTTTTCTTCTGCCATTTCATCTGTCAGTACGCAAACTAAACCTTTAGGCAGATAGTAGTTATTTTTATCTTCTTGGATGATGCCTTCATACTTCCGCCATTTCACTCTTGACCCAACAGGGAAAGGCAATTCATAACCATTTTGTTTTACCCATTCAATAGCAAGTTTTTCTTCGTGCTTATCAGAATCCCAACTCAAGCGTTTTTCTTCAAACGCTTTGGCTTCGCGATAGCTCCAACTTTGCCGCTTTATTAGATCCTCCGCCGTGTCTTCATCATCGCCGTTCCATTCTTCTAATATGCTTTGATAAATGCCAAATTCTTCAATATTAAAATCGAATTCTTCTTCATCTTCATCGTCGTCAAAACAATTAATGTACGCTTGGATTTCATCTTTATAATTTTCAGCAACCCAAGTTTTTAAAAATTCAGCAAAGGCTTCTTCACTGTCTAGATTAGGGCGAGGCACAGCAGGAATCCATTTGTTATTTGTTAGCATTGTTTTTCTCCATATGTCTAATTGGCAACTCAACAAGCGCATTGAGCGGTTGTGGTGTCGGTTGGTGTTGATTGCGGCGGACTTCTATCCAATCCAACAATTCTTTAAATTCATCATAATATCGGGCTTGTCTTGTCGCCTGTTTAATGATGAATTCCCGTTGTTCGCTGTCTAAAAGTAGCCAGTATTTTTTTACTTGCTCGATGGCTCGCAGTCTATTCGGTTTTCTGTGATTAAAATTGTCGTGGATGTACTTACCAAATAATTCAGCGAAAAAGGAATAGGGTAGGCTGATATGTATTTCATTTATTTCGTTCATTTGTTCACCCTAAAATTCTGCTTTTCGCAACTTCAATCAATAACTCATACTCACGCTTGGTTTTCTCATCGTGTACCTCTGCGGATTTTGCTAAAAATTCATCGACTGTTCCGGTAAAACAACCACGTGTTACAATTAATCCGTCTTTGCCGTTAAACACCGTAAGCGTGCCGTTCTCTGGTCCAACATTACTCGCCCAGAAAATCATTTTTCGCTCGGATATAATGGCGCAAGATCTAACCTCAGCGTTGCCATATACCTCAGCGTTGCCAGATACCCGAGCGTTGCCATATACCCGAGCGTTGCCAGATACCCAAGCGTTGCCACATACCCAAGCGTCGCCACATACCCGAGCGTCGCCACATACCCAAGCGTTGCCAGATACCCAAGCATCACCAGATTGATCTAAATTTTTCTCAGCCTCGATATAGCCGCCAAGTTCACCGGCCACAACAACGCCAAAAGAGATTAATGCTTTAATTCGGTAGAGGGTTATTCCAAAATATTCTTTGGTATCGTCTTTTAATAGTTCGTATTTCTTTTGCATTTTGTTTACCTATAAAAAAGCCCACGGTTAAGTGGGCGGTGTAATTCAGAATTGAATTAGCTCATTTCCTGAATAAGCTGTTGATAATATTCTTGGGCGGCACCAACACGATCTTTGATTTTGTCGATGAGGGCGTTATCACGCTTTACCGTAACCGTTGTAATCCTTTTGTCTTGCGGGATTTGTTCGACTAAATCAATGTAGCGTTCGGGTCTATCATAGCTGTTCAACATTTCGTAGGGGGTAGGGAAGAGAACAAAATCAATTTGTGCTTCTTCACAATCCCATAGCCACATATAGCCTTGCATTTGAATGTCGTAACCGGCTTTTTTCGCTTTGTCTGCCGCTTCATCGGTAAAAAATGGGTGTGAGCCAATATCCCACGAGCATTTTGTATCAATAATGAGCTTGCGAGAGGGAACGTAAATATCACACTCTCCCGTGATCCATTCATTCTCTCGGCGTTCAGTGTTTTTCTTGAGGGGTAAGCCTCGTTTTCTGCCACTTAATTTAATGGCTTGTTCTTCCAGAAGATTCCCTTTTTCGGTGTATTTGTTGCCTTCAAAATCTTGATAACCGAACAGATCGAATTTAGCGATTTTTCTGACCGCACTTTTGGCGGTGTCGGAAAGTCCCTCTCCGCCTCTCTTCTGTGGCATTAAGTCGGCAAGTCCTGAACATCGGGCTTTGAATTGGTACATTTTTTATTTTCCTATGGGTATAAGTTTCATGTTTAAATAAAGCCCTCTAGATGCTAGTACGTCCTTAATTTCAGTAAGTGATTTTTTACCAAGATTAGGTGTTCTTAATAACTCTACTTCTGTCCATTGCACTAAGTCATAGATGGTATCTATATTTTCAGCACGCAAACAGTTTGCTGTTCTGACAGTAAGTTCTAGTTCATCAATTGGTCTTGATAATAGATCAAATGACAGGGTTCTCATTTCCGATAATTCGGAAAAATCTTGCGGAATTTCAGGTAAGCGATCCCACATTTCGTTATTTTGATCGTATTTCCATACAGATCGATCTGTACAAAATGCGACTATATCCCCGTCATTTAGCTGGATAGATAAAATCTGTCTTACATCACGACCAATGAGTGAAAATTTATTTTTTTCAAGTTCTTCATCTTTTTTAATTAAGGAGAGCAAAAAATCAGCATTATCTCTCCACTGAGATAGCTCTCTCAAATCTTCTAATCTTGCTTTTTCACTTTCAGTTATAGCTATACTTTTCTCCAGTCTGAATTTTATTTTATATTTAATTCTAGTAAAAATTTGTCTAATTCGTTCGGGGCCAACGCCAAAATCAATACTTACACTTTTAAGCGTTTCACCTTTGATAATCCGCTTGAATATTCTATTATCCCTATAAGAGATATAATTAATCATCATTATTCACCTCTCTGATTTTCCAACTTTTCCAATTCCTCATGCTGCTCTTTGCTGAACTCATACATCCCACTATCACATAATTCTTGCAAGGTGGTTTCACCGTTGATGATGGTTTGTTTGCATTGTTCAAAAGTGTCCTCATCAACAACCGTAATGATGTTATCCCCTTCTTTTTTGCTGTCCTCTTGCTTGTCTATTTCATCAATGTGGTATTTGTCGTTTCCATTTTCAATTTCAACTGCTCTTGCGATTTGTTCCTGGCGTTCTTCCATTGGCATTTTACTGAGAACATATTTAATAGCTTTCCCAATGTACATTTCCAAATTCCACAAGGTGTAAGGCGAATAGCTGCCGTTTTTCTTGCTTGGACTTATTCCAGCGATCTGTTGGATTTTGCCAAAACTCACAAAGCGGTGGGAAATTTCATTGTTTTCTTTTGTGGAAACTAAAACTCCGCGGAGATGTTCATCAACCCAAGCGGGTTTATAATCTTGCTGGTTATCTACATCGGGAATATGTTTTACTACCGTGTCAAATCCATCGCTCACCATTTCAAATTGATCACAGTCGAAAATAGGCGTTGCACGTAAATTAATGCCGGCACGTTTGGCTAATAATTGCCACCCCTTGTACCCAATCTGAAATTCGGCATCTTTTTTGTACTTAACGATATAAGCAAGACCCATATTTTTATTGAGTGGTAAATCTAATTCTGCCGCTTGTAAACCGGATTTCACAATGCTTTCAGGTGAGCAATATACAAGAGAATCATCAAGTGCAACGTTGATTAAGGTGGCTGCAAATTTATCTTTCTTGTTTGGATCTGAGAGCAAACTTTTAATCCGGCTTTGGATACCTGCACTGCCAATATAGCGTTTGATTTCAACTTTTCTTTGCTCTATTGGCGTTAGTTTTTTTTCTTTGCTTTCTGTTTTGTTGTCTGTCATTTTTCACCTCACTTAATCAGGGTCATACTCATTCATTCGTTTTTCGAGACGTTGTTTTGCGACGTGGGCAATGGCTCGATCTCGTTGTTCAATCAGCTTGTCAAATGCACCGGAACCGTAGGCTAAATCGTGCAATTCAAGCTCCTCATTGTTATCAATATGGTATTGATTAATCGCATAAATTACGTTTTCGTCTTCATTTTCCGCATCGGCTTTGACGGCTTTTATTTCCTCTTCGAGGGCGATTTCATAGCCTGCCATCGCATCAATACGCCCCTGATATTGCGCATCCAGCATTGCGTAATATTCATCGGATGTTAGGTTCATTTTGCTGCTCCTTAGGGTTTAAAAGTGCGGTCAATTTCTGCTTGTTTCTGTGCGGTGTAGTGGAGGAGTTCCCGTTCCGCTTGGGGTGTGAGATTAGGCGGTAGGCAAATTCCATTTTCATATACGCCGCCTTTAAATTCGCAACGAGTTTCAAGGCTAATTTGTTCGCTGACTGCATTATTGTGCCAGTCGGTTGGGTTGCCCCACGCTTGAGAGACACTAAGAATAGCAATCAATACGATTGCGGTGGCGAGTAAAACAAGTGCGCCTTTGCCAAGAAAGGCGAGAAATTCAAAGATTGATTTGTGCATAGTGGTTTCCTTTTTTGGTGGTTCGTTAATAAATACGGTTTTTGCTCTTAGAGCAGTTTGGTTTCGTTGTTGCCGTTTACGGCGTTTTTGGCGTCTGTTCATGTTGTTTCCTTGTATAAGTGCGGTTTATTTAGCCACGACCGCAAACGTGGTATATTGATGATTGCTACACAATCAATATAAGAGGTTAAAGATGTTAAATTCAGACTACATTTATCAGCAGATACCCGTTGAAATCCGTCCATTTTTCAAAATTGAGATGGGAGAAATTCCGGCTCAGTATGCGAACTTATTGGATAGCATTGCCCAAGCTATTCGGACGATTTCTCAATTTTCACATCTGAACAAAACGGTGAATGTGTTTGTTGGCTCGTTTCCACTTGAAGTGTTAACACCAAATTCAGTGTTATCGGTACGGATACTTGAACCGGCTCTACATATCGCACTTGAGAATTTTGTTTTTCTTGACTTGGATAAGTTGGCTGTGGTGGTTGAGTCAATTCAGCGGGCTTGTGTGTTGGAGGAACTTGCTCACTCATTAATGAATGTGAAAGATGAGCATCTTGTAAAAGTGATGGTTGCGGAGATGTTGCCTGATGTGGATTATAAGAATGGGCAATTTTATCCGCTTTAAATCCGTGAGCGATTGCATGTTTTGTATGAATAACTTGTGGTGCGATCATTTTGTTTCCTTTTTAATCAATTTACTGAATTTAGGGTGCAAGAAACCGCCACACGGTTTTCACGGGGGAAAGTGCGGTCGGTTTTAATTAAGTTTTAGAATAAGTGGACTAATCCGCCACTTCGGATGATGGCGTTAGGGTGTCGCACATTGTAGATAATGCGGTTCCAGCCGTTGCCGTGCGTAATGTCTTGATTAAATTCGGTCGTTATCCGTTGCAATGTCGGCAACATCTCTTGTGGAAGATTGCCGTAGCGTTCGTTAAGTTGGCGAATGGCTCGGGCATAATCACCACCGAAACCACCGAATTGTTTTTGCAATTTATCCGTGAGTTCGATGTAGTTACGCAATGCGTACCACGCCCAACAGAAATCTTGCATTTCTTTTTCGGTTAAATCACGTTGATACATTTTCGATGGTTCAGGCAAAGCAAGTTGTTTTGGCTCGTTCCGGTGCATTGCCAAAAATGCCCGTAACACAACTAAATGGAATTTAGGGCTAATCCAAGTCGCATAGGCTAAAACAAGTTCTTCGCAGGCGTAAGTTCCGCCTTGTGTACCTCGCAAGGTTTTTAGCGGTTGTACTGTTGGATCTTCTTTTTGGATTTCGGCGATCAGTTCTTTTGTAGTGTCTAAACGAATGAAACGATATGGTTCGTGTTTCGCTTCATTTCCGCTGACACGGTGCAACTCTTTAAGATTATAAAGATTGTCTAATTGACTGATTGATGTTTTAAGAATGGTTAAATTTGACATTTTTATGCCCCTAGAAGTTTGTTTGTATTCGTTCAACTTTTGTAGGGTTGAACGGGCTTCAACAACCGCTTCTAGACGGCGGAGCTTATTCCCTTTCGGTATTTTATTAGGCTCTCTCGACCCGTCCATTGAAAACCCCAGATCTGGGGTTTTTAGGATTTTGCAAATTTTAGGCATAAAAAACCGCTATGCTATCGGGTGCGGATTTCCGCTAGAAGAATTGTTGTGCGGTTATCTTAATCCGAAAGGGGAGCGGTGTCAATGCGGTTTTTTAACGAGAACCACAAAACTCGCCTTGTTGCGTCTTACTTCAGCAAGGAATATAATTGTTGCGTCTTACTTCAACAATTATGGGAACTTTATATGGAAGCGGTTGCGACCTTACTCAATACGCTTGTTTCACGCATTTTATTTAGTCATTTCACTATGTTTCTTGTGTTCCTATTTGTAGGTTTTTATTTTATGCCACCTGAATTGGCTGCTGATTTAAATTCTAAGACCCCCGCCTTTTTTCCAGACTGGTTCACACTAGCAAATTTCGGTTCTTTTGTGTTTGCCTGTGTTGCGACTATCCTTTGGATTTTGCTTTTGAGTGGGATTAAGCAAGGCTGGCAATGTATTCATCATCGTATTTTGATAGGTGAACATCGAAAGACTATCGCCGTAATGAAAAAACGTATTCTCAATGCAAATGAGTCAGAAAAAATAATTATCAATAAAATATGGCAAAATAACTGTTCACCAACCGAATTATGCCTCGCTAATTCATCAAGCCTTAATGCTCTTGAGTTAGATAGTTATTTTCAACGTTTCTAAGCATAGGCTCTCTCCGATATATATGCTTACGCAAGATGCGATTGAGGCAATGTCCGGCAAGCGGTTTTCTTAATCACCTTAATTCGGCAAAACTTCTGTAAAGTTTGCCTATGAGTTTTTCTTCACTATATCCTTAATGTCTTTCGCATATTTTTCAAAGACTTTGGTTTCTTCATTGAAGAATTTATCAAACCATTTTGTTACTTGTGTCACTGTGAACCAGTGAACTAACAATGATACAAGTAATGAAATTAATGCTGAGGTAAGTATTGTTGAAAGCATATATAGAACCTTTATGTATAAAAAAACCACCTGTTACAGTGGACAAACGGAGTGAGACTGGGTCTCTATGTCATTAAAAACCGCTCTCTGACGGAGTGATTTAAGAAGATTGGGCGAATTGTTTCGCACGGGGTTTGAGAGCGGTTTTTAATGGCGCTTTTTTTACAGAAAGGCTAACTGGGTTTATGAGCTTTTCCTTGCTAATATCGGCTTAAAGCACGCAGTATCTCCGATTTCAAGTAGTGCAAGTACCTGAATCTGCTTTAGTTTATAGCTTACCTTAGCTTTTTATCTATAAACCATAGAGGCGTTATCGTATCTCTATCAAATGCTAAGGGTTACGGTATATTTCTTTTTTCATTGCCGCCTTGTTAGTTATTTTCCAAAATAACAATCACAGTCTCTCTCACTACGAGTCATCGGCTTAGGATAAAATATACAAATACCTTCCGTTCGGTTAGCTGTCATTACAGCTAAATTCTCACCAACTCCCGACAACCCATTTGTCGTTTCTGTATGGCTCGAACCATTGTTGATTTTGCTTTGCCTTTTATGCAGTGGTAATTGGCAATATCTACCAGCTTTTTCTCTCTGCCGGCAAGGCTAATCGCTTTTTCAACTCGGCTACCTTTAGGTTTTGCCATTAATGCACTTTGTTTTAATGCAATACGCTTAGCCCGCTTAAAGTTTTTTGCCGGATTTGTTTTTGTGATACTCATAGGTTCTCTCCTCCCTTATTTCAAACCGCATACAATGTGATAAATTCAATACTTTGTCATTTCGGTGTAACCTTGTTACCCTCAAATCAATTTCTTGATAGTTAAGAGAGTTTACGGTTTGAAATAAGTCTTGTTTTACTGCCGTTCAGCGTGGGGGCTATAACAAGCTAACCCTATTCCACTTATTCAATCTGTTAAAGAGCATTAATTGAGATGAAATAAACTTACCTTTGCAGTAATCTAGCAATTAACCTTGCAAACCAAGATTGAGGATTTGAAGCAACCGGGATAGTGGCAAAAATCTCTCCGTCATAGTTTGCTTGGGACATTGCCTTTACTCTTGCTATGGCTTCTTCTTTGTTTTGAGCACCTATAGTTAATGCCCAACTTCTATCGTTGAAACTGTAGCTAAAGGCAAATTTTCGTATTTTTTCAGTCATAAGGATTTCCTATGTGGTTTGAAGTTTACTTAGATAATGAAAACAAATGGCGTTGGCGGTTGTGTCAGCTTAGTTCCTCAGGAACCAAATTGATTTATGCAACAGGACATCAGGGATACTCAGATAAATCCACCTGTGAACTTGACATTAGAGCAGTTAAACTCACTAATGAACTCACGCCGGTTCGTTATGTTTAATCTAAAAGCTCCGAAAGGGGCTTTTATTTCATCTCAATTTTTAAAGAGCAATCCACCGTCTCTGCTACTCGTTTTATGCTCGGGTGGTAAAGGCAGAACCTTTATTCAATCCCTCCGTAAAGGGCTTGGTAAAAATTCTTAAGCAATCAAAACTTCACTGTAATAATTAACCTGATGAAAATCTTGTTCTACAATGCTGTTATCGTAGTTTTTACTGTTTAACGCCTCTCTGATTCTGTTAATAAGGAAAACGACCTTTGTTTCTTCTTTTAGTTTTTGTTTTGCTTGTAGGGTTTGTGCTTCTGCCATTTTTTCGAGGTAGTCCTCATATTCCGCTTTTGATTTTTTATCAAGTTTTAGTGTTAAGCTGATTTTCATTGAATTTTTAATTTTTGCCGACACTTTCCAGCTTTTTGGCAATACTTTTTCAACTTCCCATAAAAGTGCTTTTTTCATTTCTTGATTGATGTAAGCCATTTTGTTTTTCCTTTTGGGTGTTTTGTTTTGATGTGCTCATTCTACTTAAAGTAGAAATAAATGCAACTTTAATTTAATTAAAAGTAGATGTAATTTACTACTTTAAATAGTAAGTAACTGATTTTCAAAGAAATAAATTTTTTATGAGGCTGTTTGATTGCTTGTTTTTTAAACATGTTTAAATGAAAGAAAGAAAAGTGCGGTCAGTTTTTCGGTTATTTTCGTAGCGTCACGAAAATGGTGGGGGAGTTATAGATATGGAGTAAGGGATAAAGAAAACCGCACTTAGTGTGCGGCTTGGGTGATTTTTTTAGCTTGTTCTACTAAGTTGGTGAAAGGTACAGCACTCGCTAAGGCTGAAATAATTTGAATTTCTTCCTCGGCTTTTTGCTTAAATAAATCTTGGCTATTACGATCATCAACAACAACAACAATTGTTCTATTATCAAGATCACTGCTACTGACTACGTCACCAATTTTTCTCATTGCTGCACCTACAGCTTGCGGCGTTGGCTGAATTGCCAAGAAAAGCTGATTATCTACGGCTAAATCAAATTTATATTCGTGACCTGATATGCCCTTGACCTGCGGTTTACGGCTAAAAGTAGATTGAGGTTTAAGCAGCCTTAGATAATTTTCTACATCTTGAGCAAGATTATTAACTTCATCTGTTACACCAAGCTGTTGATATTCGTAATTCTTGATAATGCTGAAGACGCTTAAATAATCTGAAATGGCGTAGGCTAAGTCACTTTCTTGTGTCAGCATATAAAGCTCGCCATCTTCTTCAACACAAACATTAGAGTGGGTGAAGTTAACTCTATCACGCAATGCGTTGACGGTAGATTTGGTAACAGGAAGTCCTTGGGTGTGAAGATGAAAAATGCTTTCGGTATCATCTGTAATCATAATTTGGTTCCCACAAGGCACAAGATAAAAACAAAAGGCACTCCCATCTATCCATCGGAAAGATGTGTGAATTGCAAGCCCCTTTTGACCGTCCACTGTATCAACTTCTCGACAAGTGAAAAGTGGGTGATTTGCTAGCCAATTACAGTTCATCATTATGTTCTACCAAAGAGTATTGTGGAAGGTTTCCGGTAAAATCAAGCTTTATTTTATTACAAAATAGTTTAAACCAATTTACAACATCATCAATAGGGTATTCTTGTACCAATTGTTGAAGTTTCTCACCGATATGCTCATGACAACCGTAAATATCTTCATCATTGTCACGTGATGATTTGTTATCTTCATGAGCAGCTTCAAGTTGATATGCTCGATATTTTACTCCATTTTTTTGTTGAAACAATGTCAATACTGTTTTTTCTCGTTTTATTCTTTTGGGTCTTTTGTAATCAAGTTGTACGTTTACGCCGATTAATGTCCCTTTAATTATTGGATCTCGCTCGTCGTAAGGAATGAATTGACAAGTGACATAATTACGGTTGTTAGCCGGTTTCCACTGTAAATCCTTATTGTAACTCTTAGGGATATCCATTAATGCTTTTGCCTCTGTATAAGGCAAACAGTTTAAATGATTTGATTTTATCATTAGATTTTTCTCTTTATTATTTTGAATTTCGCGAAATTTTATCTAAGTTACAACAGATTCATTTTATTCACAGTTACATTACCCCACAAAATTCAACTTCTGGCTTTGGTGTACTTTCGTTCGTTTTTTGCTACAACAAAACAGAGTACCAAAACACTTTTCCTAAAACTGAAATATCTTGTAAATCAGCGATTTCATCATCATATTCTTCGGAATTATAACTACGGATTCTCACTTGATTGTTTGGCATATTGTAAAGTAACTTAATACGCAATAATCCACCGTGGTTAATAGCATAGATTTTACCATCTCTAATTGTTTTATTTCCTAGATCGACCCCAACTGTTGAGCCATCAGGAATTACCGGTTCCATAGAATTTCCATCGGCTACAACACAAACTGCATTTTCATATTGCACACCTTGCCTTCTTAATGTAGCTTTAGAAAAACGGAGTTTGAAATTGTTATAATCAGCTATATCATCGGCAAAACCGTTACCTGCTGCAAATCGAATATCTTGATAAAACGGTACCGCATATTCATCATCATTCATTGGTGTGTGGCGATCCCATAGATCGAATGTACCAATTTCTTTGACATTCGAAGTAATATTGTCAATTTGCTTTTCTTTCGTCGTCTCTGATTCAATGGTTCCATATTTTAAGTATGCCGGGCTAACATCAAGATATTTTGCCATTATTTCTATTTTTTCATCTCTAGGCGTAGCCATTCCTAACGTATATCTTCTAGCCATTTCATAAGTCACTCCTAAAGCTTTTTGCAAATCAGATATTTTTCTATTTTGCTGCTCCATAAGTGCAGTTAATCGTTCTGCGAATGTTGTCATATTAACTCCAGTTTCTACCTAAGGTAGAAGATACATAATAAAAATAGTTGCTTCAATTCTATTTTTGGTAGTAGAATTAATTCTACTTTAAATAGAATTAGAGGGTGAAATGCTACCAATAGAAAAGGCTTATGAAATTGTAGGCGGAATCTCAGCTATGGCTCGTCATTTCAATATTACTCCTTGGGCTGTTTCTAAATGGCGCGAAAAAGTGCCGGCAGAACGTTGCGCAAAGATTGAAGAATTAACCAAAGGCAAAGTTAAGAAATCTGAATTACGCCCTGATTTATGGGGCTAATGTACCCAAACTAACAAAAGGCGAAAACCATAAAAAACAACAGGAAATTATGGCAATGAAGAAAATGATTATTGAAATGCTCGAGAAAGTACCGGGCGGTAAAAGTGCGGTCGCAGGCTTTCTTGGTTTTTCAGAAAGTGAGCTGAACAATCGGCTCTATCAGACGAAAGGGCAGCGATTTAAGACGGAAGAGTTAATCGCTATTCAACAGGAGTATGGCTTAACGGATTTTACCGATGAGATTTGTCGCTTATCGGGTGGTCGGTTTGTGCCAAACGTTGAGTGCAAGGCTCTTGATAACACGGAAATTTCAACGCTGCAATTTCAGGAGCTATCGGCTCGTGGAGTGCTGTATGCAATGTTAGCGCAGTCTTTACAAGACGGTGAGATTACTTCTGATGAAGAAGACAAAATCCGCCGACTTCTCGATAAGCATTTGACGGCAACACAGCTTTCGATTGAGAGCGTGATTTTGTTGAATAAACGGCAATAAAAAACCACGGCGGCAACCGTGGCTAATCAATTATGGAAAATTAACTGTGAAGAATGTTAATCAAAACGAGAAAACAAGTCAAACGCAAAATAACCGTATTTTGCATTATCTACAAACCGGAAATCGACTTACATCACTTGACGCCTTGCGATTATTTGGTTGTATGCGGCTTTCTGCGCGTATTTATGATTTAAAAGAGCGTGGTTATCTAATTGAAGATGAATTTGTTCACGATGAGCAAACAGGCAAATCTTACAAAGCATATTTTATGAGGGATAGCGTATGAGATTCAGCAGTTACATCAACAATCAAAAATGCCTTGAATGGGGATTGAATGCTAATCAAGGTGCATTGTTCGATCTATTAAATCAATCCTCTTCTTGGGCTTCTGAAGTCGTTGTTGATGGTGTCGTGTATTACTGGGTATCTCGTCATAAAGTGATTGAGGAACTACCCTTATTTTATAAAACCGCAGATACGGTTTATCGCCATTTTGCAGAACTTAATGATAAAGGTCTGATTGTTTACTTAAAACAAGGTAAGCACGGTGATAAAGATCTCATTCGGCTAACTGAGAAAGGCAAAACTTGGAATGAATTTAAATCAGATGTAAGTCGAGATAACTCGGAAATAAATCCGAGTTTACCCCACGAACTCGGAAATGAATCCGAGATAACTCGGAAACAGATCCGAGATAACTCGGAAATAAATCCGACAGATAATATAACTAATAATAAAAATACAACAGATCATAATAATAAAAAAACTACGCAAAAAAGCGAGGATGAAATTTTGCTTGAGCAGTTTGGCGTAACCGGTCAGCTTGCCAAAGATTTTATTGCTCTCCGCAAAGCGAAAAAAGCACCAATCACCGAGACGGCACTAAAACTATTCAACAGCCAAGCACGCAAGGTGAACCTATCAATGCTTGAGGCAGTACAAGTAGCAATCAGTCGAAACTGGGCAGGATTTCGTGAGGATTGGTATCTTAAATCACTGCAACAAAATAAATCTAGCCCTAGCTCTGCAAAACCAAGCGCACACAACGATTTTAATCACCGTGATTATGGTGAGCAGATTATGCCGGATTGGGCGGTGGAGAGTGCGGTATGAAAACAAAATCAGATTTAATTTCAAAGTTAGATATTTTGAAAATCGAACTATCAAATTCACTTAATGGATTGCCGTTGGCGGACAACTTGCCGGCTCCTGATTCTAGAAACGCGATTTGTGATAAACACGGCGGGTTTATCCAGTGGTCAAGAATGATGCCGATGTTAAACAGAGAATTCACCACTCGTTGTCCTGATTGTTTGCGTGAAGAAATAAAAAAACTTGAATTAGAAATCAATAAATTTGATGACGAAGAACGCCAAAAGCGTATTCAGACGCTAAAAGAGCAATCAAATATCCCATTGAGATTTGCTCAAGCGAGATTTGAAAATTACCAAGAAAACGCTAAAAACAAATTCGCAAAAACTGTTTGCCAACGCTATGCCGAAAAATGGAAAGAACGCTTTCAACAAGGTGGCGGATTGGTTTTCTGTGGTAAGCCCGGAACCGGTAAAAATCATTTAGCCTGTGCGATTGCCAATAGCGTGATTGAAGAGCATCAATCCGATGTTCTTCTTACCACAGCAATGAGAATTATCCGAAAAGTAAAATCAACTTGGGATAAGAACGCAGAGATGACGGAAGATGATGTGATTCGAATCTATTGCAAAAAAGATTTATTGATTATTGATGAAGTGGGTGTGCAGTTCGGTACCGATGCAGAAAAAATCATTTTGTTTGAAATTATCAATGAACGTTATGAGCAAATGCGACCGACTATCATCATTAGTAACTTAACTGAAACGGAATTAAATAATTATGTTGGGGAGCGAATTATCGACAGAATGAGAGAAGGAAAAGGGGCGGTAATTAAATTTGATTGGGAGAGCTATCGGAAATGACGGAATTTAACAAAGACCACTATCGCACGCCGAAGTATTTTTTTAACTGGCTTAATTTACGATTCCGTTTCAATGTGGACGGTTGCGCCAATAGTCGCAATGCATTGTGTTCATATTTTGTTACTGAATCTATGAATTTTCTTGAATTTAATTGTTACACAGCAAATAGCCAAATCTTCGTCAATCCGCCATATAGCGACCCAATGCCTTTTGTAAAACGTGCGGCGGAATTGAAACAAGCAGGCTATTTGGTGGTGATGTTGTTACCGGCAGATAAAAGCACCAAGTGGTACAAAGTGATTCAAGAAAACGCCACGGAAGTTATCGATATTATCGGCGGTCGGATTAATTTCCTTCATCCGGTCACTGGCGAGGAAGTCAAAGGCAACAACAAAGGTTCAATGGTGGCGGTGTTTGACCCGTTCATTCAAGGCTTTGTGACACGGCAGGTTGAGTTGGATTTCGTGAAAAAGTGCGGTGGTTTTTATGCCTAAATTCCAGATGATGAAGTTACCGGGTGGCGTTTTCTCACCGGCAAATGAAACGGAAGCCGAAGCCTTGCAGAAATTTCGCAACGGTGAACAGTACGAAATTGAAATTAAACAAAGCCGCAATCCTGCTTTTCATCGCAAAGTTTTTGCCTTCTTCAATTTCTGTTTTGAACATTGGTCGGTTGATAAAACCGAGTGGCAGTATTTTGACGAACGCAAGCAATTTGACACATTCCGCAAAAATTTAACGGTACTTGCCGGCTATAAAGAGGTGACTTACACGTTAGACGGAAGCTTACGGGTAGAAGCTCAAAGCCTAAGTTACGGCAATATGGAGCAGGGCGAATTTGAACAATGCTATTCAGCATTAATTAACGCCGCACTCAAGCACGTTTTCAGCGATACAACCGATGAAAATGTGATTAATCAGTTATATGCATTTTTTTAGCGAGGAAAAATGAGAATTAAACTACTCAAACCGAAGAAATGCAAAGTGTGCAGTAAAGAATTTACTCCGTTTAACTCAATGCAAAAGGCTTGTTCTCCAAAATGCGCAATAGAGCTCGTTCGAAATAACGCACAGAAAGCCCGAGAGAAAGCGGAGAAGCAAAGGCTAAGGGAACGTAAGGTTAAATTAAAAAGCCGCCGAGAATGGCTGAAAGATGCGCAGGATATATTTAATAAATTCATTCGTTTACGGGATAAAGACGAGCCCTGTATCAGTTGCGGTCGGTATCATCAAGGGCAGTGGCACGCAGGGCATTATCGAAGTGTCGGTGCTGCACCTGAATTAAGATTTTGTGAGTTGAATGTGCATAAACAGTGCCAACCTTGCAATAACCATAAAAGCGGAAATGCAATCGAATATCGAATTGGTCTTGTGAAGAAAATCGGTGCAGATAAAGTCGAGTGGCTAGAACGCCAAGACCACGACCCGAAAAAATACACCATCGAAGATTGCAAAGAAATTATCAAGTATTACAAAGAAAAGATTAAAGGGATGACTGATGCGTAAATTTAGCGATTTAACTTTAACAAGTGAGCAAGAGCGATTTGTCGATGAGTGGATGTATAGATGGGGGGCTTGGGTACGCTCCGGTCTTGATAAGGCTCAAGTGAATATTATCGCTAGATTAATACAATCCGTGATTCCGACTGAACCTAGTGATCCAATTTGTAATGATGATGAAGGATTTATGATTAGTCAGGTTGTGGAACAATTCTTTGTAAAAAATGACCGCACTTTACATTTTATTTTGTTTGCGTATTACGTGAATAAACGGACTGTGAATTTTATCGCAACGAAACTACGTGAAAATTGTGGTGCTATCTCAATGCAGCCTTGTACGGGTAAACCAAATATTCGAGTGCCTAGTGTGCTTACTGTGCGCAGAAAAACTGAAAAAGAATTGATGTTTGCGAAATCAATAATTCACGAATTGCTTGTAACGGGTTTTGTATTGTTGCGAACTGGTCGAGAAAATGCAAAAAATATCAAAATTACTTATTGACTACCTTGATAACCTGATATATCATTTCAATATATGGTGGTCGTTGTGTAACTGATGTTCACCGAATGAATTTAGTAGCCCTGATTTAGAAATAGTCGGGGCTTTTTGTTTGAGTGGATTTACTCTATAATTGTTTATTATTCACTCATTTAGATAAAGGACAAGGTATGTCATTTGAATTACGCAAACAATTAGCTGATTTGAAAGCAGAAACTGATGCATTATTTAAACAGCGTTGGGAAACCTTGCAGGCAAAGAAAGAAAATGCACTTTCTTTAATGAAGAATGAAGCCGGGGCGTTTTTACAATCGCATGGTTTTACTGTTTCTCATTCAATGACAAATGCAATCGATGCGAATTATAAAGGATCGATGAAGATTAAAATTAAATTTTCCGATCCTAAAGAGAGCTTTATTGGTGCAGACATTACCATTGATGTGGATTATTTATCTCAATCATTCGGATTTGTTGTTAATGTATCTCGCCACATTTTCGATAGCATTTTGGCCAATGACTTATCTGTGGAGATTGCTCAGTATCAAGCAATGTTGGACAAATTGAATGAGCTTAACTGTAAAGATATTGATGGCTCATTTGAAATTACACTTATTCGACAAAATTTAGATAAGCTGACTTTCTCATCAATTTCGGATGTGTTGAAATTCGTATTAGAGATGTAA